TATTCTGTTTTGGTTACCTGTGGCAAGGTTGAGAAGTGCTGAACCTTGAGCCTTTATATTTACAATGTCGGCTTTAATTTCAATGATTGCGGTTTTGGCAACACTCAATAATTCTTTTGCTCGGCTTAATCTATCCCACATAAAAGCTATTTGTTTTTTTCTGCTAACACCCAATGGAGCCTTGCCGATTTCATTGTCAACCTGCAATAATATTTCACCGCTTGTATCGGTTATCATTTGGGGTGTGATGTTTGCTTGATCTATGTAAACAACAAGTTCAGGAAATTTTTCATGTGCATCTTGTGCCGATAATCCATAACCGACTTGACCGGAATTTTTATCAATCCATTTCTTGACCTTAATATCAAACATGCTATCAGTATCAAGAGTAATGTTGGTCATTTTATTATTCTCTTTGTTGCTTCTCTTGGTGAAATGTTTGGACAATAAAAATCAACTGCGAGACCATGATAATGTAAACTATTTGTAGCGTGACCAGATGTTGCATAGGCTTTAATAATAATAATTGGTGTATCTATCTCTGCTCGAATTAAATCGAGGGATAGTAAAAGATATCCTGAAATTAATTTACTAACACCCCATCGTTCTCGTGCTGTAAAAAAATCGAGTTCGTCCCAAATAGTTGTCATAATATTTATCTATTAATCTTCATTAAGCTCTTTAATTTGTTTCTTCATTGAAATCATATATCTAACTATCCATTTCATCGCTACCTTTGCAGAGGCAAGATCAGTGACATTGTTATCGATGTAGTCCCACGATTGCTGTGGAGTTAAATTTTTTAGAATAGAACTATTCATTTTAGCTTTTGCATCTTGGGCGGAATCAGAAACACCGTAAGGATGTGTGCCAGTGCAATTATCAAGGGTAGCACTGTCGGCAAATACCATACTCTGTACTCTAAAAAAAGCAGTTGAGTTGTCGGCATAGTGGTCTATTAAATCCTGACCTGACTTTACACCTTCATTTGGACTGTTCCACGGCTGAACATCAGTCGCCTTACATTCTGTACCGTTATCCCATGTAACAAAGACCCACTGAGAGGAGTTATCTATTGCTCGAACCCCATTGACTGTGATGGTTTGTGCGTGGGTTGTTGTTACTATCAATGCTGTCAATAATAAAATTGCTATAATATATTTATACATTACTCCCTCCATCATCTTAATTGAATTGCTATTGGTTTAATTCTAATACTTGTAAATGTGTCATTTCGTGTAATCTCTGTATCACCATTTGAATCAAGTGCAATAGTAAATACATTAGCTTCTGCCTTAGTCGCAACAGCAGTATACATCGTATTAGCGGGCCAATTTCCGCCAAGAGTTATATATTGTTGAGCCGTTGCACAAGTCGCATAGAATCCAAATATACCACCGATTGCCCCTTTTGGAATTTTTCCATTCGACTCTGCTTCAAGGTTTACTGCGGTAGTTGCTGAAACCGAACTTGATCCATAAGAAGTAAGTTCAAATGGAGCCTCCAACCATATCCATTCATTCACTATCGGCTGATAATTACCCTCTCCAATGTAACTACCTAAGACAAGCATTGGTTGGGAGATGTAGACTGTCTCTCCTGACGCCACTAGAACCGCAAAGGGCAAAGCCCCGGAAGAATCAGAGGGCCAAGAATAGGAGCCTTCAAGCCATTGCCAATCAGACGATGTGGTACAAGTATCTAAGGTTTGATATGATGTCTCATCGTTATCATATGCCTGCAAGATTACCGCCGAAGCTGTTCCGTCCGTCTTTACCCAACATCCAGAAGTGGATGTTCTGCCGGAGAATTTACTTGCTAAAACAATATCATCATACTTAGTTATCTGCCATACAAGCCTGCTTGTTGCTCCACTGGCTATAAATTTTGCAGAATAGAAAGAGCCGTCTTTGGTGTTGTTCCCATTATGTTCCCTGTAAACAAAGTCTCCATTAGTACTTTTCGCCCATCCATCAAAAGCATTGCCGTTTGCCGCCACAAAACCAGGGGTGACTTCATAACCTGTTCCGGGACTACCTGAATCAGTAAGTGATGTATCATTTAAAGTAAAAGAAGTATTTGGAGTAATGGCTGTTATCTCATAAGTCTCTCCATTAAAATCACCTGAATCAAAATTCCATAATTCTCCAAAAGCTAATCCTTGGGTATTTGCAGATGCACATACGCCACTTGTTACATCCGTAAGTGTTACTTGACTCCCCACATTCTCAAGGGTACTCTGACTTGCAACTTCGAACCCTGAATTGGTAAGGAGGTTCACTTGTTTACCAGAGGATTTTAAAATTCCACTTGATATATCAGCACAATTTGCTCTGTTCTCGTCACATATATTGACGGCATTCAAATTAGCCGTAACAGAAATATCGCCTTGACAAACTAATGCCATATTACCTGCATTATTTACAGTGGTACATGTTATTTTTGAAATACCATTGGATAGAATAAAATTGCCGTACATTGGTGGTGCTGCGTCTACTTTATAAATAAAAATAAAAATAAAAAATAAAGTTAAAACTAATCTTTTCATCTTCTCTCCTTTTAAACGCATGCTACTTCAAGTGATATTGTATTTACTGCCATCCAAATCCTTACGGTATCGGCATCAACCGATAAATCTATTTTATTGGGGTTCATCTTCAGCCATGTTGTTGTGAAATAGCATTGAACCACATATGGACGAACTCCTATGTCAGATACGTCAACATCTCCATAATATAATCCCTCTCCCGCGTCCCAATTCCAATCACCGCCTGCTAAAGTATCGACTATCTTATGAGCCACATTTGCTTTTGCGATTCCTGAATCTTCAAGGGTATCTGATGCAGTTATACTCACAAGATTATCGGTGACACCATTCGGAATAGTATGCCTTCCATCTGCTTCAAACTCAGCCTGAGAATATTCAGTACCAACTGACACATGCTTTAAAACATCAGCCATTTTCTATCTCTCCTTTTAATACCACCTATCGGTCCACTCAGTATCAAGCGTTCCGGCTGCATCTACAGTTATCAATAATTGATTATCGTCATCAGGAGCATAGTCCCAAAAATCTCCTAGAGTGTCACTCAACCCATTCACTCCAGAGACCGTTACTGTTTTAGTTTTCATATTGATTACAAGCAGACTACCAGATGCCAATGTAGGGATAGGTCGATACCATTGAATATATTTATTTACTGCTGTGTTTGAATTTTGGATTCTGCAAATTGTTAATGCTCCAGAAGGTGTATAAGTAAGAATTGGAGGAGTGGGGGCATTTCCAGCAGTTGTTGTAACCGTAATAGTATCTCCAGCAGCAACTACAGAAACAGCATTGCTTGAACTGTCATCAGATGTGGAATAGAAATAAGGATCATCACAAAAGAAATCAAGTGTGTATGGGATAACCCGTGCCTGAAACCCTATTGGGTAACTTGGACGAAAGCTCCTTTTAACGGCGTTCAGATACCTATCATCAAAAAGAGTAAGGTTCTGCCTGTTATTCTCGATGGCAGCCTCAAGAGTGTTGAGAGCAGTTCTGGCAAGGGTATTTGTTGCGGCAGTAATAATACCGGCAATTGTGACGATACGGGCATTCCTCTTCGGGCTTGAGTTTATTAACTCCCCATCGGCACGAGGGATAGTAACAGCCTCAACCCTGTTCTCAAGAGACTGGCTCCACGTTTGTGCCCCTGTTATTGTAACACCACCAAATGTAATCGATATAGCCATTTACATTGTATCCCTATGCCGGAGTTATTGTTCTTATCTGCTGTTCAAAATAATAGCCCAATCGCTCTGCCGCCATCTTCGCTTCACTCGGGGAATTAGCACTCCCCACAAAGGTGACATTCATATTTATGGTCTGACCACCACCTGATTGAGTTGCATCAGGAACAGTTCGAATATTAGGATTAACTTGTGAAGATGGTCTACTAGATGTACCTGTTCCTGTATCGGTAACATTTTTTGGACCATTCTCATCAAAGAATCTTGGAAACCAGAATGCCAATATTTTCCATACTATCCCCTTTAATCCCTCGATTATCCCCTTCATTAGATTACCAAGAAATCCACCTGAACCTAAATCTTTATCTCCCAATCCAGTAAGAAAAGTATTCCATCTATCTGACCACAACTCTTTTATTTTATCTATAGAAGAACGAAAACCAAATTTAAGTGCTTCCCAAATTTCTTGTAATTTAGTACCCACTTCAGATCCCAATTCAGTTAAGCCACCAAGAAAATTATCCCACCTGTCCGACCACAATTCTTTTGCTTTATCTATCGAAGTTTTAATCCCGAGATTTATCACATCCCATATTTCCTGTATTTTTTCAAGAGGAGTTTCTCCTTTTAGACTATCTACAAAATCTTTCCATTCTTTTCTTAAATCTCTCCTATTTTTAGTTAAGGCTTCTCTTACACCTGTTTTTATTTCCTCCCAGATGCGTCGTATTTCATCACCAAATTTAAAATCCTCTGGTAAACCTAACTTTGTTCCTATTATATCTTTTATTTTTTTAAAGAATGTCCTGAGTTGAAATGGAAAATTTAAAACTTTCTCAATAAAAGTCTTCATATGATTAATAAGGGCATCAAGAATAGGAGTAGTATCTAAATCAAAAAAAGTTTCTCTACTACCAAGTATTTCACCCAGATCCATAAAGAAACTTATCATTTTATTTAACAACCGAAAGTTTTGGAGAAACCCAGTCGGCACTTCTTCCTCTTGTCCTTTTGGTTTTGCACCCGGCGTTACATCGGCTGCGGTCAACCCTCCAGTAGTACCAGTACCAAATAAAATTTCTCCAAAATCTCCGATTGAATCTGCTATGCCTTCAAACACTTTCTTATTATCTTCAAGCATCTGTGGCAATTCTGTTGCAATACCAGTTAAAATACGTGAAAACTCCGCCTGATCAAACTTCCCTCCGAATATTGCCTTAACGAACAGATTGCCAAGATCCTTAAGAAATGGACCAATGGCACCAAGAAATATAATACCTTTAGAGAGGGCTTCGGCAGTGCCCTTCACCACCATATCAAAGATCCCTTCCTTAAGTGATCGCTGGAAGTTCTCCCATCCACCGCTTACGGAATAACTTTTAAACCCTTCCTCAAGTGCATTAGAAACTATCCCAGTCATGTCAGACCACATATCCTTAACACTCTCAACCATGTTAGCAGTCATATCATCTGTAAGAGTAATACCTGCTCTTGTCATTTGCTTTATCCAATCAGCTTGTAAATTGAATAACTTTTCAAACATCTGTGTGACTTTAAACATGGTTTCAAACATCGGTTCAAACATTTTCTCTGATGCTTTACCTATAGCCGCAAACAGTGGAGTTAAAGCCCCCACAAGTCCGGGAAGTGCAAACAGCAATGCCCCAAGGATTCCCTGTTCAAGTGCCGGACCAATTAATTTAATACTGCTTATTTTCTTAAATAAATTATCTAGCATTTTCCCAACAAACTTAAACAAATCTTTATAAATATCTCCTATGGCATCACGGGTTGCCTCTGTTGCTTCGACAAACCTCAGCTCTATAGCCATAGCAATATCATTAATAACTTGAAACGCAGGGGCCAACATCCTCTTCATCAGGGTGTCCATCATGTCAGCCATCTGCCCAACCACAATACTTGTAAACCCAGCTCCAAACTTGTCCCTGAATTGTTCCAATGCCTGAGTAGTGGTACTGGCATTAAGTCCTGCCTGTATCGCCCCTGTTATGGTAGAGGTGATCTGTTGACCAAGTTTCTTTACCCTGTTCATCCAATCCTTAATAATAGTAGCAAATTTCTTAGCGAACTTCGGATCAAGGTCAGTACCGAATGGAGAGAAGAATCCCTCCGCCTGAACCTTTTGAAGTTGTAGGGAAAGATTTTTTGCGAATTCTTTTTCCTGTTTCTCCTGTTCCTTCTTCCGGTCATCCTTTGCTTTCTTGGCTCCAAAAGCAGCAACCCCTGCTCCAATAGCCAATCCGGCTCCACCAGCAGCCGCAAGACCCAATGGACTTTCAACTCCTAAACCGCTTGCGAGACCCACACCACTCATAGCACCACTAATACCACCTGAAACGACTCCTGCTCCTCCCCCTTGGACTCCACCCTGAAATGCCCCCTGTAGAACCTGAGCTCCTTGTAGCAAACCTTCAAATTTCCCAGCTGCTCCACCCTTCTTCAGTGCCTCACCAGTTTCTTTCCCCAATACTTTCCCAGCACTAAGTCCCATTATCTCACCAAGCTTTTCAAATATTCCCCCAAACTTGGAAAGGAAATCTCCCGCTCCACCATCCTTCTTCTTTTTCTGTTCCGGCTCCGGCCCCTTCTTAATAATGTCGGTCACTTGTTGTTCAGGAAATTCTAATTTCCCCTTATTTAATCCAGCCCCTAGCAATGTGGATAAAATGCCATGAGGCGTTAGTGGATAACCGTAAGGTACGCCGCACGTCCCGTGCGCTTAACATCTGCGAAGC